CATGTTCATACGCGGTGGACCAGCCGCCGCCGCCAGCGAAAATGTCCACGATCAGCTTGGCGCTTAGCCCAAGAACGAGCTGTGGGTTCAGCATTCCGCACCCCCTTTGCCCTGCTGGGCGGCAATGGCGGCCAGGCGCAGCCGTTCAATGTCCTCGCCTGCCTTTTCGGCCCACTGGCTGCCGTGCGTCAGGTAGAAGCCCAGGAGGTAGTGGATGACGGTGGCTTGTTCGGCTTCGGCCTTCTTGTCGATTTCGACGCCCGACAGGCGCAGCAGTTGCGCAATTCGGATGCAGGTGAAGTTCGGGCGGCCGAGAATATCGATCAAGTCGGCATTGAGTTCGGTCAAACTGGGCGCATCGCCAGCAGCGGGAGCGGCGGCGATCATGGCGGCATAGGCATCCTGCATCTCGGCGTCATCAATGCAGCGCACCTTGCTGAACCACGCCTCCGCGAAGGCGATGCTCATGTCGAGCGTGATGGTGGCGGGCACCAGCTTCCAGCCGGCGGGGAGGGTGGTCATGTCAGGCTCCGGTGGCGCGCGCGGCGTCAAGCTCGGCGCGGATCTGGGTTTGCAGAAGAAGGTCGGTCTGGTCGTCCGGGTCGGCGGTGGCCATGGCGCGGCGCAGGGCGGGCATGGTGGTGGCCAGGCCGGCCATGGTTTCGGCGCGGATAGGGACCAGGTACTTCAGGGCGATGTGCAGCTCGCGCAGCGGGTCCAGGGGCAGGGCGCGATCGTGCCGCGTACACCACATTTCGAAGTGCCAGATGACGCCCTCGATCGCGCCGGCGGACTCGTACCATTTGCCGTCGCCCGCGCGGAATTGCGGGATGCCGCGGGCGTCGGTGTGCACGGTGCCGTCCCGGTTGATCTGGTCGATGATGGCTTCCAGCGGGCGCAGCACCAGGTCGGTGGCGACGAGCATGGGAGCGCGCTTGTCGCGTTGGACGCGGCGGCCGGCCCTGATGCGGGCCTGCTGCTTTTCCATCATGCGGCGCTGCTGGCGGTTCATGGCGTGGGTCATGGCTTCACCGCCACGATGTAACCGTCGCCCTTGCAGCACTCGCACACGCGCACGCTGCCGGGCTTGATGTAGGACAGCACGATGTCGATGAAGCCGTTGATCTTGGATTCCAGGTCGGCCCAGTCCTTCCCGGACAGCCCGCGGCAAACGATGTCGGCGCTTTTCGCGTAGCTGGACGACCCAGAAGCGAGTTCCATGATCTTGAATTCGGACTTGGTCAACGTGCGCCGCACCGTGCGACGGCCGACCTTGTATTCGCTCTGCTTAGGCTCGTGGTGCATGTAGCCCATGAGCGTGACCGTTCCAATGCTGCGATGGTCGGTCACAACGAAGTCGCCGCTTCGTTCGCGCGCCGCGTCCACCAGTGCGGTCGCCGCGCGCCCGAACAGCGCATTGCCGTCGATGGTGACCGGGTGCTTGTGCCACGTCTCGGGATACTCGCGCAGGCTGGCTGGAAACTCGACTTTGATGTCGTCGGGCTTGGTCTTCGGCGCGCAATTGCGGTCAACGACGATGAATTCGAGCTGCTGCGGATCGCGCTGAACCTGCTGCATCTTCTTTTCGTAGAAGACCGATTTGTAGACCGCAGTGGGGTCGGTGGGGATGTAGTGGTCCTCTTCGTCTTCGTCATATTCGTAGCGGAAGGCATCCGCGCCCAGCTCAGCAGGGAACGTGGTTACCTCGCGGTATTCAGGCTTCAAACTCCAGCCGATTACCTCAAGGCCAGGTGCGGGGATCTGCGCCAGCGTCTGGACGCCGCCCTCGACCATGAGCCAGCGGGCATTACCAGGGCACGGTTGAGCGGTCCCTGCTTGGCCGTTCACCAGCAAGCGCTCCGGGCTCAGGGTTTGATATTCGGTGCGGATGTACGACGTGCCGTCGTGCTCAAGGATGATGATCTTGTCGCTCATGGTCTTCTCGTTATCAGGTGGCCGGGCACCGGCAGCGGTGAGGATGGCTCAGGGAGGGAAGCCCCGCCGCCGGGCCGGCCAAAGGGTTAGAACGTGGTCGGTTGCGCGATACCGCGAATCACGGCCATGAAGCCTTGCTGCAGGCTGGTCGCGCCGATGCTGACCCAGCGTTGATCCGGGGCATCGCCCTGGGCACGCAGCTTCTCTATGAACGCGCCGCACTGCTCGGCAAGGGCCTTGGCCTCGTTCATGGCGTCGATTTCGGCCTGCGACAGGTCACGGTAGCCCTTGATCTTCTGGTGCTGGTTTTCCATCACTGCTCCTTTGGTTTGCTGCGTTGGGGAAAGGGTTATGCCGCTTCGGGCTCCAGGTTCAGGCCCAGCGAGCCCTGCTTTTCGGCCGCCGGCGTGATGCTGATCGTGATGTCGTTGCCCAGCACCTCGTAGAGCTTCTTGACCTGCTCGCCGCTCGGGTGGCACTTCACGCGGAAGGTGGTGACCACGCTGCCGCCTTCCATCAATTCCAGGGCGAACCCGTCAACGTCGGCCGGGTCCAGCTCGATGTCGGAATCGCCGCCCAGGCCGAAGTCGATCACGACCTTGGCGCCCACCAGCTCATGCTTCAGGCGGATCTTCTCGATGAGGTCGCCGAACACGCGCACGGTCGGCTCGGGATGCACACCTTCGACATTGGCCTGGTCCGGGTTTTCCTCGGCCTTGTAGAGGGCGTGGCGCAGGCGCGGGTGGAACTCGGAAAGGCCGCCATTGCCAGCGGTGAACTGGATCTTCAGGTCAGCAGCGCCGGCCGGCTCTTCGCCATGGCGCTCGGTGCGCACGTTGATGTGCGCCAGGGTTGCGGTTTGCTCGGTGATCGAGAACATGCGGGATTGCTCCGTAGGTTGTGCTGCTGGGGAAATGGGCGGGCGACGCCGGGATGCCTCCGTTGGTGAGGCGCCGCCCTGGGGAGATCAGGCGGCCAGGCGCTTGAGCTGGGCCACCAGCTCGTCGCGCTCGGCCAGGAACAGCAGCACGGCCTTTTCGTGCGCGGCCAGTTCCTCGGCGGTGGGGGTGTAGCGGCAGACGAACAGTTGCAGTTCTTCCGGGAAACGCGGATCGAACGACACGAAGTCGGCAAACGCGGCGCCGGTCACCCACACGTTGTGCAGGCACTGCGGGCGGTACTGGTCCGGCACGACGCCCGCTTCCAAGTAGCGGATGTGCGTCGTGCTCTTCGGGCACTTCGTTTCCAGCACGCCGCGGCGCCCGTCTTCCACGAAGAGGCCGTCAACGCTGCAACCCGCGTCCACGTCCGGCAGGTACATGAAGCCGCTTTCGATGGCCACGTTGCCGGACTTCTCTTCATAGGCCATGCGGGCGAACGGCTCTTGGTCGATGCCCCATTGCATTTCGCGGGTGACGAAGTCGTTGCCCTGAGGCATGCCCGTCAGCACCTCGATGGCCAGCTCGAACTTGTAGTCCGCGCGCTTGGCGGACCATTCCTTCTTGGCGGTCATCGCCAGCATATCCGCCGCGCGCGACCCAGTGACCCGGCCGCAGCGGTCCAGCAACCAGCCGTCGCTGCCTTGCTCATGAGGGGAGAGGATGTAGCGGTTCATTCCTGGGTACCTCCTTGGTCGTCACGGCCGAAGCCGTCGTCGGGGTCGGACGGGTCGCGGGGCGGCTCGTCGATGGTCTTGCCGTCGTCCGGCGGGGTGGTGGTGGGCACGGCCTCGCCGCGCAGCACGGCGCCGCGGGCAGCCACGGCGGCCTTGAAGGTGTTGTAGATGCCCATGTCCTTGGTGGCGCGTACCTCGGCCAGACCGTCCTTCCACACCTTCTCGAGTGCGGCGGCGTCCGGCGCGGCTTCCACCAGCTTGCGCAGGCGCGGCAGCAGGTCAGGATCGACAGGTGCGCCGCCGGTGGTGGCTAACCCTTCGCCGCCGTCGGTGTTCAGGTGGTGGATCGCCTCGGACAGCCGGTCGTTCTTCGGCCAGTACTTGTAGGCGCGCTTGACCACCGTCTTTTTGGCCATCTCGCCGTAGTCGGTCTTCCAGGGCGACGACTTGCCCGACTTCACCGACTGCGAGCGGTTCATGATCGCGTCGATGTCGTCCCGGCTCATGGGCGTGGTCAGATAGTCGCCGTCGGCGGTCTTGACCACCACGTAGGCGCCGACGATTTCGCCGCGATCCTTGCTGAACGGGTTGAAAACGTGCGTGGGCGGCGCATCGAAGCCGTTCAGGGCGAACGTGTCATTGGCGCGCACCAGCTCGGCCTGCGCCCAGCGAATGGAGCCGGTGGCGACCGCCAGGTCAATCAGGCCCATGTAGCTGATGTCCAGGCAGATCCGGCCGTCGCGCGGAACCAGATACGCCTGGCGCTTCGCCGGGTTCAGGCTGATCCCGATGGCAGCCACGTTCGTGACCGCGTTGACCACCGACTGGCGATTCTTCATCGCCACGCCCAGGGTGTAGTCGTTGTTCTGCAGGACCTGGATGGCGAAGCCGGCTTCCTTCTCGAAGCTGATGCTCTGGTCGGTCAGCACTGCCGCGAACGAGTCGCGGGTGCCGTAGATGTCCTGGGTGATGACTGCGAGGTTGTTCAAGGTCATTCCTTCGCGACGACCACGGTCTTGCCGCAGCCTTCGCAGGCGGTGAGGGTGGATTGGGCTTGCTCGTCGCGCTGCTGGACTTCGCCGTAGCCGAAGAGCAGGGCGGTCAGCACGCCCGCCACGACGTAGGCGGCGACGCGGTTGTCGCGGTCTTTCAGGAGGCGCTTCATACGGATTGCCACTCCTCTTCGGTCAATTCCGGGCGCGGGTCGCGGTAGCCGTCGACCTTGCAGCGCTGCTGCGGCATCAGAATGGTCGGGTGGGCCTTGGGACGCGCGACCTTGCAGGCCGGGCAGCTCACGCCGTACTTGGCGCGGACCGCCTTCTTGTGGTCCTTGAGCGCCTTGTATGCTTCGATCATTTCGCTCATTGGGCACCTCGCGCGGCCAGCATGGCGTGACGAAGCATGTGGTGGCTATGGCAGAGCCAATTGACCGCCAACGGCTTCGTGTAATCGTCGTGGTGAGCGTCTGAGCGCTGGGCGCCGCAGACCTCGCAAGGTTTGCGATGCAGTCGGCCAGCTTCAATCTCGGTCGCCACCTTTCGGCGCGCCGCCCGCTTAATGCGGTGATCCTCGGACGATTTCTTGTCGGTCCAGTACCCGTCGTAATAGGCCTTCCGCCGTTGATAGGCGGCCTTGGCTTCTTCCTTCAAGCGGTCGCCCTTGGCTGCGTTCGCGGCGTTTTGTTGGGCTCGCTTGCAGGCCGGGCAGCGCTTATCACGGCCGGTGATCTGCCACGCTTTGGGTTCGAACTGGACCCCGCACTTGGTGCAGTTGAACGCCGGGCCGCCGTCGTTGATCTTGTTCATTGCTGCTCTCCCTTGGCCTTGGCGATGGCGGCGCGGCGCTTTGAGGCCACCATCGTGTCGTAGTCCCATTCGGGGTCGAGCTCGCCAGCATCTTCTCGGGCGCGCCATTCTTCCTCGGATTCCAGGGCGGCCAGCAGCTCCGGCGCGGCGCTGCGGATACGCTCGTAGCGCGCGATAGCCTCGTTGGCGAAGGCGTTGCTGACGTCGCTCTGCGCATCGCCGAACTGGAACCAGCCATGCTTTTCGTTCAGCTCGTACACCTGATCAGGACTGATGAAGACTGGATTGGGCGTGTGTTTCGTCGTCATTGCTTCCTCCCGAAGGTCACGCGCAGCCGCATTTCGGGGTCTTCGACGCCCGAGGCCAGCGTTTCCACGTAGTGCGCGCTGGCCTGGCGCATGAACTCGGTGAACAGCTCACCGATCCGGCCGTAGGTGTCGCCGCGGGCAAAGGCCTGCACGGCTTCCTGATAGGCAGTCACCAGCGCCGGCGTGCCGATGCTGTCCTGGTACACCGCGTCCGCTGCACTCTCGGATTCAGGACCATAGGCGCGCTGGAAAATGACATCCTTGCCGTCACGCAAGGCCAGACGAAGATCCCATTCGAGATCCACGCGCAGCTCCTGCTCGGGCGTAAGTTTGCGCTGGGGGTAGGCCATGGCTCAGTTCCTGCACTCGCAAGCAGCCACGTCCAGCGCCGCACGCTGGGCCAGCGTCTGCTGGGCCGCATAGTCGCCCTCCTGATTCGCCATCACGCGGTAGCGGTCGAATTCCGGTTTGAACGCGGATTCAAGACGCGCACGCTTCTCCGCGTCGAACGACAGCCAGCAGGCCGCCAGTTTCTTAACGCCATTGCCGCCGTACTTCTGCATCGCAGCGACGGCCTGGCAGGTGGTGATCGTGTCCATGGATGTCTCCTTGCCCCGGCACCCGGGGCGGGTGATAGGGGTCAGGCAGCTTCCTGCTGCTCGGCCGGTTTCTCGGCGCCGGGCACGGCCGGCGACATGGTGACGATCGTGTGCAGCACCGGCTTCCACTTCTGCCACCACGCCAGCGCATCGCCGGCCATACGGCTGATTTCCTGGTCGGAGAAGCCCCACCACGCCTCCAGCGTGTGGAACTGGCAGCCGATTTGCATGTGCGTCGCGGTGTAGGCGACCGGGTAGGTCTCGCACTGGATGGCCTTGACCTCGCGGAGGTTGCCGCTGGTGCCCCAGATGCTGCGCAGCTCGCCCAGGTCCGCGCCGCCCAGGTCCGCGCCGCCCAGGTACGCGCCGCCCAGGTCCGCGCCGCCCAGGTACGCGCCGCCCAGGTCCGCGCCGCGCAGGTCCGCGCCGCGCAGGTACGCGCCGCCCAGGTTCGCGCCGCCCAGGTCCGCGCCGCCCAGGTACGCGCCGCCCAGGTCCGCGCCGCGCAGGTTCGCGCCGCGCAGGTACGCGCCGCCCAGGTTCGCGCCGCGCAGGTTCGCGCGGGCCTCCACGGCCTGCTCCAGCGCGACACGGGCAATCAGCCCGCTCTCGGTGCCCTCGGGCACGTCAGCCGTGAACAGCACGGCGCCGGAAATGCTCTTGATTTGATGTTGCATGGTTTCTCCTAGCCCGCCACGCGGGCAGTGGGTCAGGCGGGAAGGATCAGGCAGAGGTCTTGCGGGAAAGCGCGGGACACCAGCACGGCCCAGGTCGGCGCCAGCGAACCGCTGTTGCGGCTGTAGCGGTGGCGCGCGGCCTCAGGCGTGTTCGAGGTCAGACGGGCAACGGCCGGCCCCTTCGCGGTGGTGCGGATTTCGTACAGGTTCCTGACGGCAGCGCCGTAGGTGTCGACAATTTGATCCATGCTGTTCTCCCTTGCTCACCTGCCGGTGAGGTGTTCATTCGTCAGCCATCGCTCATAGAACGGGCTGGCGGATGAATTCCGGGGCAGGGTGACGCAATCACTCAGCGCCATCCCTGCCCGCACTGCTGGTTGCGCAACTCCCGGCAGGGCCGGCTCGCAATGCAGTGGTTCCCGGTCTACTCCCGGTGGTCATCAACACGATTACGCGCCATCGGTCGATTCTTGGCGTCCAACTGGAACGCGCTCCCGCTTCGCAGTGCTGCTGCCCGCGCTAGGGCAACTGCTGACGGTCGCGTTTTTCGGCATCTTTCTGTCCAGGGCTTCCGCAATCTCCCCTGTCGCATCGCCTCTCGGCGGGTGCGGAACGTTTTGCACATCGGTTGTTAAAGAGCGGTACTGCTGGTGCTGCTGCTGACTCGTTACTAAGCTGGCTTCCGCCTAGACCGTTCTGCGAGTCGTTGTTCATCTGTTGCTCACCGGGTGGTGAGTGCATGGGAGTAGATTACCCACAGGTAAATTTATGAGCAAGAAATTTATGCACCTAAAGGTAATCTTTTTTGTAACAGGCAAAGAAAAACCGCCCGAAGGCGGCCGATGCAAGGGCCCGTGCTGTGGTGGTTAAGCTACTTCACTGGGGGCTATCAATTCAACTCCATCCGCACGAAATCGTTCCATTCGTCGATGGCGTCATCTATCGCCTGTGTATGGTTGTGAATTGCATCCTTCTGCTCTTCGACGAACTCGGCGATGCAGCGCTTGTAGTCCTCCACTTCATTCCGGAAATTCTCGATCTCCCATTGCGACGAGAACGTATAGGGTTTGTAGGGTTTCGTGCAATCGTGATCGGGTTGCCAGTCATCGGCCACGGCTATAGGGGGGGCACTTCCGAAGCACCATGCGATGGCCCAAGCGGTTAGGCAACGTGCTGCACGACTAGTCATCGAGGTCTCCTATACTCGGTAGAGGAGCGATTCCGACGCTTTCGGCCAAATGCCTCATGCCAGACCAACGCCGCGAAGCCAAACCCGGCCACTCCGAAAACAGACTTACCAAGCGGTAGGGCGCCTTGCGTGCCGATCCAGAGCAGCATGCATGTGACCGACAGGGCGAGGCCGGTGACCAGAATGAAAAGAACTGGGTCGCGGGAGAGGGCATTGACAGCATGACCGCGCTCTTCCGGTGAAAGGAGTGCACGCGCGGAAAGCCAAATCAGCCAAGCGGCGGGGGCCAGGGCGGCAGTAGGTATGAGGGCATCAAGATCGGTCATCGCTAGCTAATTCTTGGGTCAAGCAGTATGGGAACATACTCGCAGTCTTCAGGGGTGACGACCCCGGCGAGTGGCAATCCGGCAAATCGTAAGTTGATCCAGGCATCTGCCACTCGAGGAATCCCACGCAGCAACTCGGCCCATACCGACTTCCCGTGAATGCGAAGCGGAGGAGAAACTACAGCCCGCATTGAGTGGGCCCAGATCATCATTGCCCCGGCGGCGGCGAAGTCTTTGTCTCTTTGCATTTGTCTGAGTGCCGATCCGATCTTTAGAGGGTATGCCTCGTAGCCTGGAGGGGCCATGCCATCTAGAGCTTCAGTCAGATGTACGCCGAAATCGGTAAGGTTGATCCGTTGGCGTGTGGCAGCGACTAACAAGGTGGCTAGTTCGTCCGAAGTCATGCCTTTGAGCGACTGTACAAAAGAGAGCATTTCAGTCTCTTGAGACCGCTGAGCGGCGTTGGTCGCCTTTCGCAGCAACCAGTTCATCATAGGAGTGCTCGCGGCGTGTGGTTCTGTTTCGCTATTCTCATTTCGTCACACCTAGGCTAAAAATTTTCCACAGGACCAGACGAGGGCCAACTGCCGCGGATCAGGCGGCTTTCTCGGCTTTGCCACTTTTGACAACCGGCGCGTCTCCATATGCCTCGACCTGGCGGGAAACCCACTGTTCTATACCGCGGCGCTGCTCGGGCGTCAGACCTTCGTAGGCCTGGCGGCTGATGGTCGCGAACGGCCAAACGCCGAGGTCGTCGAGGCCATCAAACCAATAGGCCGGGAGGTTCAGTGATAGCTCGAACTCGCGCACCATCTCCTCTCCCAGCTTTTTTGTGCCGTTGAGCACCCGCGAAACGTAGTTCGCCGGCTTGCCGACGGCATTGGCAATTGCGGCCTGTTTGCCCCCGAAGCGCTCATCCAAGAGCTGGCGGAACCGAGTGAGGCGCGTTGCGTAGATATCGTCCATCTTCATGATCGGGAGTGTTGCCCGCAGCGTGCCTGAGGGTAAACAACCCCTGGGTAAACATTTTGCTTGCCAAAGAAGATTACCTACAGGTAAAGTTTTAGGCATGAGCACAGATCCCCATACCCAGTCCCGCACCCCGGTCGAGCCGTTGCTGCAGTGGCTCCGGGAAACCCCAAAAGCGGAGGCAGAGGCCCGTTGTGCCGCGCGCGGCACGTCGGTCGGCTACCTGCGGCAGATCGCCTACGGCTACAAGCTGGCCGGCCTGAACGGTGCCGACATTGAGCTGATCACCGACGGCAAATGCCGGCGGCAGGATCTGCGACCCAGCGATTTCGCCCGCATCTGGCCCGAGCTCGCCGACCCCGCGCCGGCCCAGCAGGAGGCCAGCCATGCGTAACCAAAAGCTGACGCAATACCCGACGTGGCGGCTGTGGCCCGTCCACGCAGTCGCCCGGCTGTTCGGTGTGCTGGTGAAGGTGGACGGGTATCCGTTCGGCTCAAACCGGCTGTACCGGCCGGTGAGCGAGACGCAGGGCTGTGGGCTGGATAACCAGTGCTCTACGAGTGCCAGTTCGACTGAAGCAATTCCGGAGGTCGCGATGAGCGAAGCCATCAAAGCGGGCGATATCCCGCATGACATCCAGCGCGACGTGATTCTGCAGGCCGTTTTGGCGGCGGTGGATGTCGCGCGCCTGACTGCTGACGGCGACCCAGGGAAAGCAGCCCGCGCCGTTGCCGAGGCGGGCGTTCTTGCGTGGCAGCTTCTGAACGGGGCTAGTCCTTCAGAAGCTCTTTCTGAAGCCGGACGTGTTCGGTGATGAAAGCGGCCATCGTCTTTGCCAGATTGGTTCCGAGCGTTGCGCCGGGAACTACTGGCGCTATCAGATTCGGCTGCTGTTCGCAGAGCTTCTGGAAAACGGCTACTGCTCCGAAGTATTCCTCGCGAGTCATGAGAACCCCTCCTATGGGGAAAGTTGGTAGTGGTTGGTACCCACGCCCGGGTAGCCCGGGCAACGCCGATCGTAGCCGCAGGATGGGGTTCTCGCCAGTTTCGGGCCGCCATGGCTCAGTGCACCGTCGCGCTGTCGCGCCCATCGGTGGCCCATGCCATACGGTCGCGCTCCACGCACAGCTCCCTGAACAGGTCCATCACCGCGGCTTCGCTCGGGTCCACGAAGGCCCGGCGGGCGATGTCTTGGGCGTGCTGCAGAAGCTTTTCGGTTTCGGTCATTTTTCTCGTCTCGGGTTGTCGGTACGAAAAATTTTTGCCCGGGCCCACGCTGTAACTCACGCTGTAACTCGATGATTTTTTCCTAAAGGAAGCGAAGTGCACACCCATTCCGCAGTTGTTTATGGCGCCAGTTCGTTGCCGGCGCCAGCCGGAAAGCGATTCCTGCCGCTGTCTGCTGTGGCGGCATGCAAGACCTTCCGCGAGGCCGTGCGCCTTGCCTGGGAACACCGGGCCCGGCCGAACATGACCCAGCGCAGCCTGGCCGAAGAGTGCGGCCTGTACGCGCCCCACGTGAGCAGCTACCTGCATCCCGAACCCCTGGATGGGAAGAACCGGCCGCGTCTGGATCTGCCCGCCGATTGCATCGATGCCTTCGAGGAAGCCGTGGGCAACCACGCCATCCGCCAGTACCTGAACCATCTGGGCCGGCTGACGATCATGGAAGAAGTCATAGCCCAGAGGGCCGCATGACCTATGACCAAGCCTTGGCGATCACCAAGCGCGCCTTCGAGGAAGCGCTGCGCCTGCACAACTGGGACCGCGCCAAGGCCTACGAGGAAATGATGTTGCGCGAAGACCTTAACCCCCAACTGCGTGAGGCCTTCCTGGTGATTGGCCGCCACACTGCATTCTCGACGAGGCACTGATGCGCCAACGTCTGCTCAATCCCAAGTCCTTCCTGTTGGTCGGCCCAAGCCAGCTCTCAGCATTGCTGGAGCTGCTGCCGCGTTTGCCGCTCGACGAGGACTCGCCCCTCGAAGTGTTGATCCGCGAGCGCCAGAAGCCGCGTTCGCGCGCTCAGAACGCCTTTTCCCACGCCTGGTATGGCGAGATAGCCCAGGCGCTGCCGGAAGACGATGCGCTGGGCTGGAAGTGCTATTGCAAGCTGCACCATGGCGTGCCGATCTTGCGCGCTGAGGACGAGGCATTCCGCGAGGCGTACGACGGCGCCATCAAGAGCCTGCCGTACGAACGCAAGCTGCTGGCGATGCGTGTATTCCCGGTCACGTCCAGGATGAACACGCGCCAGTTGACCAAGTACGCCGACGCGGTGCGCGATGACTTCGCCGCCCGGGGCGTACTGCTGGAAGTGAGGGGCGACTGATGCTGCGCCGCTCCGAGATCAAGCGCAAGATCCCGCTGCGCGCCACCGCGTTCCGGCGGACCCCCCAGGCCTTCGCCGGGAATGACCGGCTCGCCGGCGGCTCCAGCGCCGCCCTGACGCGGCAGTCCACGCTGCAGCGCACCGCCATCAAGCGCCGTGCGCCGAAGAAGCGCGCCGGCCATGAACCCAAGTACCTGGCTGCGTGCCGCGATGAGCCTTGCTACCTCCAGATCCCGGGCGTGTGCCGGGGCGCGGCTGGCCTGGAAACCGTCGTGCCGGCCCACCGCAACCAGGGCAAGGGGATGGGCCTGAAGGTCCCCGACGAGCAGACCGTGCCAGCGTGCTTCTGGTGTCACCAGGCATACGACCAGGGCGGCCTGGACAGAGAAATCAAGCGTGCGGCTTTCGACTGGGCCTATACCCGGTGGTCGGCTGTGCGCGCCATAAAAGTGGAAGGCCGATAGAGATGAACATTGGCGATCAATTCGGAGAGTGGACTGTGCTTGCTCTCATCCCTCATCACAAGAACCCACTGGCGTCTTGTCGCTGCGTCTGCGGTGTCGTCCGACAGGTGCAGCGCGGCGCGCTACGGGCAGGAAAATCGACCTCCTGCGGCTGCGTCGGCATTGCTCGGAGAGCCGCCGCGCGTCGCACCCATGGCTACAGCAGGGCGCCGACCTACAAGGCTTGGCAAGCGATGCAGAGCCGGTGCGGCAATCCGAACGACCCGTCTTTCAAGAATTACGGGGCGCGCGGGATATGCGTGCTCTGGGCCTCATTCGAGGAGTTCTTGGCTGACATGGGTCCGGCGCCGGCGGGAATGACCATTGAACGCGTAGACACCAATGGCAATTACAGCAAGGACAACTGCTGCTGGGCCGATTGGTCCGTCCAAAGCAGCAATAAGCGCGTGTCCAAGCGCTGGATCATCAATGGGGTCGAGTATCGATCGTCAACGCTAGCCGCCCAAGCGCTTGGTGTAGACCGAAGCACTATCAGTGCCCGTTGTTGCGGGCGCAAGGTCGGGTCGAAGCATTACCCCGCCTGGGATGGCTATTCCGCCCGCATGGCTTATCCGGAGGCGGCATGAAGCGCCCGTCCTTTCAGTTTTATCCCGGCGACTGGACCGGCAACAGCAACCTGCGCCGCTGCACGCACGCCGAGAAGGGCGCATGGCTTGACATCATGTGCCTGATGCACGACCAGGAAGAGTACGGTGTGCTGCGCTGGCCGCTGAAGGAAATCGCCCTGGCCGCAGGCTGCCCGGTGGCCTTGGTCAAGGCGCTGGTGTCCAAGGGCGTGCTCAAGGGCGATGATGCAGAGCTGACCGAGGCTTTCGTCTATACCCCGCGCAGCGGTCGCAAGAACGGCGAGCCGGTCGATCTCATCACCCCCCAAGCGGGGCCAATCTGGTACTCAAGTCGCATGGTGAAGGACGAGTATGTCCGCACCATTCGCGGAGAAGGTTCGCGCTTTGGTGAAGGCAATGATGCAGCATCTAAGGCAGCACCAAAGAAACCATCCAAGGCTTCACCTAAGCCCCCCTTTGGTGACGGCTCTTCATCTTCATCTTCATCTTCTCCTTCGGGAAAAGATAATCCCCCTAACCCCCCGGCGGGGGGAGAGGGCTGGACGCTGCCGGGGTGGGTTCCTGCCGAACCCTGGAAGCAGTTCGAGGAAATGCGGCGGCGGAAGAAAAAGCCGATGACCGACGCCGCCCGCAAACTGGCCGTGAGCAAGCTGGATACCCTGCGCGGTGCTGGCCACGACGTGGCGACGATGCTGGACCAGTCGATCCTGCACGCCTGGGACACGTTCTACGCCCCGAAGGCAGAAACGGCGCCACAGGGCGTCCTGGGGAACGACCAGCCATGGGTGGGGGCAGTGTGATCGGCCATCAATCCCTCATCGCTGCCCGCATGGCGGGCTACCAGCCGGCCGACGTCTGGTTGACCTGCCTGCCGACCGAGCAGGCCTACGGCAGCTTCACGCATCCCGAGGCCCAGCTTGGCCGGATGACGAACGGCCGCTGGGTTGGCCTGCCCGAGATCCACATCCGTGACGACGAGAATGCCGCGGCGCTGGACCTGCGCGTGGTGGTTGGCCTCGTCGTCCACATCCTCACGCCGAATCGTCGGCGCGCCCTGCAACTGATGCGCCGCGTGTCCGAGTGCTCGCCGGCCAAGGTCATCGCCTCCGGCCAGTGGGGGCTGATCGTCTGGCAGCCGGCCCAAGACACCCAGGAGTTCCCCGCATGAGCCAGATCCTCACCCCCGATGACATCGACTTCCAGGCGTACATGGAAGCCACGGAGCCGCAGGCCAAGGTGCTGGCCGCCGAAGCCTGGCGCGACGATCTGGCGCGTGCCGTCGAGCACGGCGAGCAGATCACTGGCGCGAAGTTGCCGTGGGCCAAGACGCACGACCTGCTGCGCTTCCGGGCCGGCGAGGTGTCACTGTGGCAGGGCATCAACGGCCACGGCAAGAGCGAACTGCTGGGCCAGGCTTGCATCGGCTTTGCCGCCCAGGACGAGCGCGTGTGCATCGCCTCGTTCGAAATGAAACCCCAGTCGACCCTCAAGCGCATGCTGCGCCAAACCGCGATGAACAACCGCCCGAGCATCCAGGCCGTTGACCGTCTCATCGACTGGTCGCGGGACCGCCTCTGGCTGTACGACCAACAGGGCACGGTCAAGCCGGCCATGCTCTACGCAGTGGCACGGTACTGCGCTGACCGCCTGAAGGTGCGCCATCTGGTCATTGACAGCCTGATGAAGTGCGTGCGCGGCGAGGACGACTACAACGGCCAGAAGGATTTCGTGGACATGCTCTGCACGCTGGCGCGAGACCTGGGCATGCACATCCACCTAGTGCACCACGCCAAGAAGGGTGAGAACGAAGACGCCGTACCGGGCAAGTTCTCTGCCAAGGGTTCGGGCGCCATTGTCGACCAGGTGGACCAGATGCTTACCGTGTGGCGCAACAAGCGCAAGGAGCGCACGGCCGAATCCGAACTGCGTCTGAGCGGCGAGGTATCCGCCGACACACTCGATCTGCCCGACACGGTGCTCATCTGCGACAAGAACCGCCACGGCGAGTGGGAAGGGCGCATCAACCTCTGGCGCCACGCCGACAGCCTGCAATTCACCAGCGACAAGCGTCGCCAACCCATCGATATGATCGGGAGCCTTGCATGACCCCACCCAACCTCACCCCCCAATCCGCCGACGTGGCGCTGGATCCGATGCAGGGCACGCTGGCCTCGCAGCACGAACGAGAGTTCCTCGAGAAGGCCCGCAATGCTGATCCGAAGCAGGCGCTACGAGTGCCGATCGGGATGACAATGCAGCGTGCCGGGCAACTGGTGGCGCTGGCTCGCAGCACAGCCCCGGACAGCTTCGCGCCGGATTCCCGGAGCCTGCCCGGCCCGACGAACGTCCCCACGCCTTGCCATTGCGTCGGCCCGCAGCCGGGAGAGAAGCTTTGCCCATGCGCACTGCGTGCCGCATCGGACAGCTTCGCGCGCGCGCTGGACCCGTGGGCGCAGGGCGGTGCTGAAACAGCCCCCGATGCCTCGCCACGCCACGCCGATGCTGGTTCTACGGTGGCGCCCACCCCGGGCCTAAACGTCAATATCCTGGCCCTGGACCTGGGTGCCAAAACGGGCTTCGCGCTGCGCCGCCGGGACGCCACGCTGCTGCACGGTACGGAGGATTTCACGCCACGGGCGAGCTGGGCTCCGGGCCAGAAATGGCTGCGCTTCAGGTCCTGGCTGTCGACGACGATCACCGAGCACAACATCACGCAGATCGCATTCGAGGACGTCAAGCGCCACGGCCCGGGCCAGGTGCTGGCCGCGCACGCCTACGGCGGTTTTCGCGCCATGCTCGAAATGGTGGCCGACCAGCACCGCGTGGCGCTCGTCCCCTTTGGCGTCGGGCAGATCAAGAAGCACTGGACCGGCTCCGGCGTGGCCAAGAAGGACGACATGGTGGCGCAGGCCAGGGTGCGCGGCTTCCGGACCGTGGACGACAACAACGCCGACGCGTTGGCGATCCTGCATCTGGCCATCGCTAGCGAGAAAGGGGAATGGTCCGCTCCTGCGGCCAAGCCCAAGGCCAAGCGCAAGGGCGGCGCGGTGGAACAGGAGCGCAAAGCATGAACAAACCGCACATCAAGCTCATCGGTGGCGTATGGCGCTGCCAGTCCGACGATTCCATGAGCACGGGCCCGACCCCTCGCGCAGCCTTCAACCGCTGGCTGGAGGCGACTATCCGCGAGGGACTGGTGCACTACGGCCAAGCGGAGCCGATTGTGGAGTTGCCCAAACCGAAGCGGGAGCGCGTCCGCACCAGGCCGCGGAAGACCAAGGCGCTGGACCTGGATATCCCGGTCTTCGTCGCTGCGCCGCGCACCAGCAATGCCATGGCGCGTCCAGCGCTCAGCCTGTCATCGGTCGGCCTGCGCCTGAACGGTGACCGAGCGCTGGCAGCGCAGCCGAAGACGCCGTCGCTCTCGGGCGGCCGGCGGGGAGGCGCCTGACGCATGCGCCTGACGGACTTCGATTGGCCCGAAATCATCCTGGACCTGCGCCGTTGTGGCATGGGCCAGCATGAGATTGCCCGTAGCATGGGGCATGCCGTGGGCGAGTCTATGGTCCGCCAGTACCTGGCCGGGGCTTCTCCGGCGCACTGGCGTGGGGAAATCCTCCTGTCCCTTTGGGAAGAGCGTACCGGGCGCGACCGAATCGCCGCCCCGCGCCGGCCGGCTGAAATGCGCCGCATCGCCGAGCGCCGCCCGCGCAGCCGCCAGGCCAGCCACATGCCCACCGAACACCTACCTGCAGTAGCTCAGGCGTTCGGCCTATCCGTGCCCGCGCTGCTGCAACTGCTGAACAAACGCCCGCGTCGCGTCGTTGCGTCCGGGGAAACCCTCTCCCTGCCGGGATTCGAAGAATGACCAAACTGAACCCAAAGCAGGCCCGATTCGTGGCCGAGTACCTAGTTGATCTGAACGCTGCGCAGGCGGCCATCCGCGCCGGGTATAGCCAGAAGACCGCGCGCCACATTGGCAATCGTCTATTGACAAATGTTCACGTCGCCGAGGCGGTCCGCGCTGGTCAAAAGGCCCGCGAGCAGCGCACCCATATCACCCAGGACCGGGTGCTACAGGAGCTGGCGCGTCTGGCGTTCTTCGACATCAGGCGGCTATATCACGAGGACGGCCAACTGAAGGCGCCGCATGAGTTGGACGACGACACCGCAGCCGCGGTGGCGCAGTTGGAGAGCCTGGAAGAGTTTGCCGGCCGGGGAGAAGACCGCGAGGTTATCGGGATGACCAGGAAGGCCAAGACCTTCAGCAAGGATGCCGCGCTCGCCCTGGCCATGCGCCACCTGGGCATGTTGAACGACAAGCTGACCATCCAGCGACCCAGGGTTGTCCGGCGTGACCTGACTGGACGCAAGGATGGGGGGCAGGGTTGATGCAGCCGGAGATCCACTACGATTATGCCGCCCAGGGCCCAGTGTTGGCCGAGTACATCGCCTCGCGCGCGCCGCGGACGATGATCATGGGTCCGCTGGGCAGTGGCAAGACGAACGCCAGTTGCTGGCGCGCCATGGACATCATGTGCGAACAGGAGCCAGATGCGCAGGGCGTGCGCCGATCGCGGGGTGCCGCCATCCGGAACACCTATCCGGACCTGATGAGCACCACTACCAAGGACTGGCTGGAAATGTTCGGCGACCTGGGGCGTTGGGTGGCAGGCGGCCTGGAGCCGCCCACGCACTACCTTTCTTTCGACCTGGACGACGGCACTAGCGTGGAGGCGGAGCTGGTGTTCATCGCGCTGGATCGGCCGGAGCATGAACGAAAACTGCGCGGCCTGCAGTTGACCTTCGCGTGGCTGAACGAGGTCAAGGAGCTGGTCAAAGCTATCGTTGATATGCTGGACTTGCGCGTCGGCCGATATCCGAAGGACGTCCGGCCCACCTGGTTCGGCCTATTTGGCGACACCAACGCCCCGGACAGTGACCACTGGTACTACAAGCTGGCGGAGGAAGAGCGGCCCGAGGGCTGGGTGTTCCTGCGGCAACCGGGCGGCGTCATCAAAGTGGGCGACAAATGGCAGGTCAACCCGGAAGCGGAGAACCTCAGCAACCTTCCTCCCGGGTATTACGAGCGGGGCATGCAGGGAAAGAAAGAGGACTGGATCAAGGTCAACCTGGGCAATCAGTATGGCTTCGTGGTCGACGGCAAGCCGATCCACCCGGATTACCAGGACTCGATGCACTGCCGCGACTTCGAGCTCGATCCTCGGCTGCCGCTGCTCATCGGCATGGACTTTGGCCTGACGCCTGCGGCGGTGTTCGGCCAGCGCCGGCCCATGGGAGGGTGGAGGATCCGGTCTGAACTGGTGGCCAGCGATATGGGCGCCCAGGCGTTCGCCCAGGAAATCCACCTGCACCTGGCCCAGCGCTATCAGGGATTCCACATCGGCGGATTTTGGGGTGACCCATCCGGCGACATCCGCGCCCAGACAGATGAGAACACCCCTTTCCGCATCCTCAAGGCCGCTAATCTGCCGGCCGTGCCGGCGCCCACCAATGACCCGCTCCTGCGATGCGGCGCGGTAGACGGCGCGCTGACGCGGATCATAGATGGCGAGCCCGGCCTGCTCGTGCACAGCGACTGCAAGACTTTGCGCAAGGCCTGGGCGGGAGGCTACTGCTATCGGCGGCTGGCCGTATCCGGTGAGCGCTATGCCGACGCTCCGGTAAAGAACATGTTCTCCCACGTGGCCGAGGCGGCGCAGTATCTGCTGGTGGGCGGCGGGGAGCACAAGCCTCTGGTGACGATTAAACGACCGGCTGGGTGCGCCAGGCCCAAGCGCGCCATTATGGACTGATTTTCGCAGTCCACTGCGCGCGCGCCTGCGTAGATTGCCATGGAACGATAACCGTCTCCTAGGCAATTATGAGCGGGCTAAACCCCTTCTCGAACAAGGCTCCCAAGGTCCCTGACCCTCCGGCACCACCGGCACCGCCCGCATCGGCGGATACGGTCGCGGCTGCTGATGCCGAGGCCGACCGTCTGCGCCGGCGCCGCGGTACCGCTTCGACCGTTCTTGCGGGCGACTCTGCAGTGGTTCCAAGCAGCTCCGTGGCTACTAAGACTCTCCTAGGCCAGTAATGACGAACGATGACGTCAAGCTGGTGTCGGAGCTTCGGGCCGATCAGTCCAAGATGGAAGAGGACCGGCGCTCGTTCGAGCCCCAATGGAACGAGATTATCGATCTCGTGATCCCCCGCTACCAGCGCTTCGGCACCGAAAAGGGTCGGCCCGGCGAAAAGCGCACGCAGAAGATCTTCGACGCAACAGCGGGCATGGCGCTGCGTCACTTTGCGGCCGCGCAGGACTCGATGATCACTCCTCGCACGCAGCGCTATCAGAAGCTGATCGCTTCCGATGAGGATCTGTCCGAGGACGACGAACTCAAGCGCTACTTGGAGCAGGTAACGAACACCTTGTTCCGCATCCGCTATCGGTGGGAGTCGATGTTCCCTACGCAGATGAGCGAGTACTACTACGGGCAGAGCGCGTTTGGGTCGGGCGGCCTGATGATCGAGGATACGGGTAACCCCCGTCAACCGATCCGCTACCGCAATATCCGCCTGAACGACCTTTGGTATGCCGAAAACGCTGGAGGGATTTGCGACAAGGCCCACATCCGCTGGTGCTTGACCGCGCGCCAGGCGGGGCAACGCTGGGGCCGCAATGCTCTGCCCCCTTCTATCCAGAGCGCGCTGGAGCGCAGTCCGGAGCAAACCTTCGATTTCTTGCATTGCATTCGCCCACGTCGCGAGCGAGACGAGCGCAAGCTTGATAGTCGAAATATGCGGTTCGAATCGGTGTGGCTCTGGAATGACGACGTCATTGAACATGGCGGCTTCCGCACGTTCCCGGCCGCCATCGGGCGCTTCTACTCTACGGATGGCTCAGCCTACGGCTACTCGCCCGCCATGGACGCTCTGCCGGACGTGAAGATGCTCAACGATATGGAGCATACGAACATCAAGGGCGCGCAGAAGGCAGTTGACCCGCCTTTGCTGCTGCCCGAGGACGGCATCCTGGAGGCGTTCGATCTGCGGTCGGGCGCCCTGAATTACGGTGGTGTCGATTCTCAAGGCAACCCGACCGTTCGCCCGCTGGATATGGGTAAGAACGTCCCGCTCGGTATTGACTACGCCAACCAGAAGCGTGAGAGCGTGAACCTGGCCTTCTACGTCACTTTGTTTCAGATCCTGGTGGACAACCACCAGATGACGGCCACCGAGGTTCTACAGCGCGCGCAAGAGAAGGGCATCTTGCTGGCACCTCCCTTGAGTCGCGTGCAGTCGGAGATGCTGGGGCCGACCACCGAGCGCGAACTGGACATCGCCCAATCTTACGGGCTTCTGCCGCAAATGCCTGCTGTCCTAATGGATCGCGGCGGCGAGGTGACCATCGAATACGACAGCCCGCTCAATCGGGCCATGCGAGCAGAGGACGGCACTGCGCTTTTGAACTGGTTCAACGCTATGGCACCGCTCGCGCAGATAGATCCAACCGTATTCCAGATGATCGACACGCAGAAGACCGGCCGAGGCCTGGGGGATGTATTCGCCGTCCCGAGGGACTGGTTCAAGACCCCAGAACAGATTGAGGGAGAGCAGCAGGCCACCGCTGATGCGGCGCAATCCGCCGCGGTGCTGGAAGCCGCTCCCATTGCGGCCGGCGCTGCTAAGGATCTGTCGTCCGCCGCAATCAACATGCAAAACGCGAGGGTCTGATGGCATTGACAGAAAGAATGCGGATGATCATCAGCCGCGGTCGGGCATACCGGACGGTGTTCGGCGGTGAGCCCTTGATGGATCACCGTAAGGCAGCGGCCATCGTCATGGCCGATCTTGCTCGCTTTTGCCGGGCGCGATCGTCAACCGCAATCGTATCGCCCGTATCGCGCACCACCGATGTGCCTGCGACGTTCATGGGCGAGGGGCGGCGCGAAGTGTTCAACCGGATCTTCTATTACTCGAATCTCAGTGAAGCAGAAGTAGCGCAACTACAGGAGCAGGGAAATGAAACGTCGTAACTACCGATTGATGGAAGGCGCTGGCGACGGCGGTCAAGGTGCAGGTGCCGGTACCGGCGACGGTGGCCAGGGCCAACAAGCGGTGACAGGTGCTGGCGCTGCCGCGATAGAGCAGCCATCTGGCGGCGATTCGCAGAAGACTACGCAGCCTTGGACGCAATCTATCGCTGACGAAGGGCTGCGCCAGTTTGTGGAAGGCAAGGGCTTTAAAGACGTGGCGGAGGCCGCCAAGGCATTGCAGGAGTTGGAAGGCCGGTATGCGGTGCCAAAGACGGCGGATGAGTACCAGCTCCCGGTGCCTCAGGGCGACGATGGCGCATTTGCGAAACAGGCGGCTGGTTGGATGCACGAAGCAGGAATCCCGGCGGCGGCAGCAAAGCAGTTGGCAGAGAAGTGGAACGCGTTCGCTGCGTCCCAGGTTCAGGCCCAGCAAGTTGCCCAGCAGCAGGCCGGCGAAAAGGCGATCAACGAGTTGCGCGCGGAGTGGGGCGGTCAATACGACGCCAACGTCGAGCTGGGGCGGAAGGCGATGCGCACGTTTGGCGTGCCGCCTGAGGTCGTGGACAAGCTTGCGGGTGCTGCCGGCGACGCGCAGGTGATCAAGGTTTTCAAGTCGATTGGCGCAGCAATGGGCGAATCGACTCTTAACCCCGGGGCTTCCGGGTCTAGCAACCAGCAGGGAACTGGCAACACGATGAGCGATATCGCCAGCGACCTGTACGGAAACTCCAAGTGAGGTAAATCATGGCTATTGTGGGTAATACCTACCTGACCCTGGCCGATCTGTACAAGCGCCAGGATGACAAAAAACAGATCGCTCGGATTATCGAGTTGCTTGCGCAAACCAACCCGATCCTGGATGACATGATCGCGGTGGAGTGCAATGACGGCACCACGCATCTGACCACGATGCGTACCGGTATTCCGGAGGGCACCTTCCGCCGGCTGTACCAAGCCGTGCAGCCCACCAAGTCCACGACCAAGCAGGTCCGTGACGCGACTGGCATGATCGAGAACTGGTCGGAGATCGACGCCAAGCTGGTTGAGCTGTCGGGAAACCCTGGAGCGCTTCGCCTGTCGGAGGCCACGGCTTTCTTGGAGGGCCTGAACCAGACCGCCGCTCAGCGTATTTTCTACGGCAATACGGTCACCGACCCGGAAGAATTCCTCGGCCTGGCGCCGCGCTTCAGTTCGAAGGCCGCTGAGAACGGCGGTCAGATTGTCGACGCTGGCGGTACTGGCTCCGACAACACGTCTATCTGGTTTGTGGTTTGGGGAGAGAACACCGTTCATGGTCTGTACCCCCGAGGCAGCCGCGCCGGCATTCAGCGCGACGACAAGGGCAAGCAGACCAAAGAGACGGCTGACGGCGTATATGACGTCTATCGCGAGAAGTTCTCGTGGGACCTGGGCTTGTCGGTGCGTGACTGGCGCTATGTGTCGCGGATCGCGAACATCGACGTCAGCGAAATGCAGGCCGGCAACGTGAAGCTGTACGACTTCATGCGCAAGGCCTACTACAAGCTGCGCCAGCGGGTTGTCACCGGCGGCCGCGCCGCAATCTATGCAAACCGCGATGTGTTGGAGACGCTGGACGCTCTGGCCACCAACGCCGGCGCGACGGATAGTTTCGTCCGTCTGCGCCCGATGGAAATCGAAGGCAAGGAGGTGCTGACCTACCGCGGCATTCCCATTCGCGAGACGGACGCGCTGCTCAACACCGAGGCCCGCGTGGTCTGACCCAGTACGGAGCGGTCTTAGGGCTGCTCCGGCTCATCCCTTTATAGACCCTGGAGCAAACCATGATTCTGGACAACGAAAATCTGTTCTCGGACGATCAGCAACTGCTCGCGTCCGCACCCTCCACCAACATCATCGACTTGGGCACCACTGGTACCGTGCCCTACAACACCACGCCGTTGGTGCGGGACATTTCCAAGGGCGTGAAGATTCCTCTGCTGGTTCAGGTGACCGAAACGTTCACCGGTGCTACCAGCTTGGCAGTTGCACTGCAAAGTTCGAACGACCCGACCTTCGGTTCCGGCGTAACCACTCTGGGCACGCAGACGATCCCGGTGGCCCAGTTGGGTGCGGGCGCGCGCTGGGGTTTCACCACATTCCCGTACGGCACTGTGGGCCGGTATCTCCGGCTGAATTACACCGTCGCAGGCACTGGGACCGCAGGTCGTGTCACGGCGGGCGTGACGATGGGCAACGATGAAACCTACCCGCTGTAGTAGGGCGGTCAACAGGAGAAAAGCATGCGGGTCAAAGCTATTGAAGTCGGCTTTCACGGGAAGTTGCGGGAGGTCGGCGAAGAGTTTGACGTTCGCGACGGCGAGAAAGGATCCTGGTTCGTCAAGATCGACGGTGAGCAGGGAAAGGCCGATGGTGGCGCCCAGACGAAGCCGGGGCGGCAAGCTCGCGCGACGTCGGGCGCCCAGACGAAGCCGGGCGATTCGTCAACCGGCCAGTCGCTAGCCGCCGAAAACAAAGACGACGATTCGCAGTAACCGAGTAGACGCCTGTGACCTCCACCGTCGACATCGCAAATCGCGCGCTGACCAAACTTGGTCAAGCGCGCATCATTTCGCTTGAGGACCGCAAGAAGGCCGCCGAAACCATCAGTTCGATGTTCGGTGCCATCCGGGACGCCGAGCTGCGCGAGCATGTGTGGAGCTTTTCCCGCGCAAGGGCGACATTGCCCGCTATGTCCGACACGCCGGAATTTGGGTATCGGCGCCAGTACCAATTGCCGGCTGATCACCTGCGGCTGTTGCGGCTGGCTAACTTCCACGTTTACCCAAAGCCGACGATCCAAGGCCTATACAGCATTGAAGGGCGTCGAATCCTGACCGACGTGGAGGCTCCGCTTCGGATCGAGTTCATCACGCGCGTGACCGATCCCAACCTGTTTGATGCGCTGTTCGTTGAGGTGCTGGCGTGCCGTCTAGCGGTTGAGTCTTGCGAGGATCTGACCCAGAGCCAGACGAAGTTTCAGCAGGTTGCGACGATGTACAGCCGCGCTCTCGCTGGCGCCATCCGCGCAAACGCGGTGGAGCGTCCAACCCAGGCAATTAACGACGATACCTGGCTCGAATCCCGGAGGTAGGCTATGCCTAAGGCGTCCCCCGCGCTTGTTACGTTTGATGCGGGTCTACTCTCGCCGCTACTGGGTGCGCGCATTGACCTGGCCAAGTACCCCAACGGTTGTTCGGACCTCCGCAATTTCATACCGAAGGTGCAGGGGCCTTTAGTTCGCCGTGCTGGTCTGCGCTATGTGGAAGGAACCAAATTCCCTTGGCACCGAGCATGGCTTGTTCGCTTTCAAGTGTCCGAGACGATCTCCTACATGATGGAGTTCGGGCATTTCTACATCAGGTTCTACGCCAACCACGGGCAGCTAATTGAAGGCGGTGCGCCAGTAGAGGTTGTGACTCCTTATAGTTGGCTGGACTTGACTGCACCCGATGGGACTTTCCGCCTGCGCGTGGCGCAATCCGCCGACGTGATGTACTTGTTTCATCGGAATTATTCTCCCCGAAAACTGCTTCGCACCGGTGCGACTACATTCTCGCTTGAGACGGCAATGTTCACGGGGGGGCCATTTGAAACAGTAAACGCCGATAAGGGCGTCACAGTGAGCGCGAGCGCCCAGACGGGAGCGGTCACCCTAACGGCGAATGTTGCGCGTTTCAATGCTGCTCACGTTGGCGGATTGTTCTACCTCGAATCCAAGGATTTCTCTGCAGTCAAACCGTGGGAAGTTCAAAAGCCCATGACGGTTGGAGAGCTTCGCCGAGTAGATTCCCGGGTGTATCAATGCACTGCCGTGGGAACGGTGACAAATCCAGATCGACCGGACACATATACGGGTTCCAAGACGCCGACGCATGTCGAGGGTCGGGCATGGGACGGCGACGGCCTCGACGTAACTGGCGATGGCGACCTTGGGCCTATCGGCGTGGAATGGGAGTACCTCCATTCTGGGTACGGTATTGTGCGCATCACTGGGTTCACCAGCAGCACGGTCGTGACCGGGGAGGTAATCAGTATGCTCCCCGCTGACGTGGTGTCGGGCACCACGCACAAATGGGCCGATCCGATGTTCTGGGACGCACAGGGCTGGCCAGAGCATGGGGTGTTCTGGCGTGAACGCCTCGTGCTCGCGCGAGATCGAAAGATTGCGATGTCTGTGACTGCGGATTTCGAGAACTTCGCTGCCAAAGATCCGGACGAGGTCAAAGCGGATTCGGCAATTACCCAAACGCTCAACGCAAAGCAGATCAACCGCATCTTATGGATGGTTGAGGCTGACGATCTGATCATCGGAACGAACGGTGACGAGTGGGTCATCGGCCCAATACAAAACAATCAGGCCGTTGGCCCTACCAATATTCGCGCGGCCAAGCGCACGATCTATGGGTCGAAATCCATTCAGCCGGCTGAAGTAGGAGGCCGTGTCCTCTTCGTCCAAGCCAGCGGAAGGAAGCTTCGGGACTACCAGTACGACTACACCCAGGATAACTACCAGTCCACGGATACGACGAAACTGGCGGATCAGATTTCGGTGGGGCGCCGTGTTGAAACCTATAGCGATGGCGCTAGCAGTATGACCGCAGTGATGGCTGGGGTTCTGGACTTGACCTATTGCCAGGAGCCCGACTCCGTCCTTTGGGCTGTCCGAGCGGACGGCGTTCTGATTGGGTTGACATTCGACCGTGAGGCAGAGCGCAGCGACGTGGCTGGATGGCATCCTCATCCGCTGACCAATGGCATCGTCGAGGCTGTGGAGAGTATGCCGTCCCCTGACGGAACGTATGACGATCTCTGGCTGATAGTTCGCCGAGAGATCAATGGCCAAGTTGTCCGATACGTCGAATACTTGGAACGCCCGCTACCCTACGAGGATACGTCCGTGTCGTCCGCAGAAGCATTCTATGTAGATTGTGGGCTGACTTATCGAGGGCCGACTACTGAGGCGGTTACAGGCTTGACCCATCTGGAAGGGCAAGTGGTCGACATTCTGGTAAACGGAGCAACTCACCCTCAGCGCACGGTGTCTGGCGGGGTGGTGGCGTTGCAGAACCCGGGCACGATTATCCATGTTGGCCTGCCGGCGCCATGCGCCATGCAGACCATGCGGCTGGAAGCTGGCGCAGCAGATGGCACGGCTCAAGGGAAGACCAAGCGCATCACAAACGTGGTGCTTCGGTTCTTGCGCTCGCTGGGCGGCAAAGTGGGCCCCGGCGGCCAGGGCGAGCAATTGGCCGAAATCGAACTGCGGGAGCCGCTGGATCCAATGGACCAGGCCGTGCCGCTCCTGTCTGGTGACACGCAACCAATTCCATGGGAGGGCGGATACGAGACTGCGGGCATGATCCGCTACGAGAACGACCAGCCGCTACCCGTGGCACTGCTGGGAATCTTCCCCAGCATTCAGACGCAGGATGCGCGATGAGCCTGGATATCGAACGGTTGCGGATAGACCATCTGGTCAGCCTAGAGCTACAGGATCAGCAATCGTATTTGCAGCCGGCTCTTAGCCAGGCGTATGCATCCGATCTGCTGGCACAGAAGGGCGTCGCTTGGGCCGCCGTGTTGGATGGCAAGACGATTGCCTGTGCAGGGATTCTGGAAATATGGGAACAGCGCGCGCAAGGGTGGGCGATGTTCTCGGCAGCAGCGCTTCGGAATTTCGTCGCCATTCACCGCATGGGGCTATCGGTGCTTGCCGACGCCCCGTGGGCGAGAGTCGAAATCGCCGTCGATCGCAACCACTTGGCCGCCATCCGTTGGGCTGAGCGTCTTGGGTTTCAGAGGGAAGGCCTGATGCGCTGCTATACGGCTGACGGCCGGGACTGTTTTCTTTATTCGAGGGTGAAGCCGTGAACGCTCAAGGGTTTGGCATGGCCGCTCAG